TATCGACTTAAGCCAATATTAGATACTGTTGAAGCGTGTAAATTAGCTTCTGTTGTTATGGGTTTCCATATAACCATTTTTAAATTCCTCTTTAATGTAATGTATTTATGTATTTATAGTTCTTTAACTAGTCACATATCCGTCATATGACGGACCTAGATCAGTTAAAAAATCGTTTTTTATTTTAAGTACGTCACCATCCGGATCGTATACTTTCCATTCGTGTATTAAATCGTTATACGCTGTGTTCGTAACTCGATTCGCTGTTGGATATGTATCTGTTTGTTTATTCACGGGTAATAATATTTGTATTGTATTAGTTCCGATCTCTGTACAATTATCCCAATCAGCTACTTGATGATTTTCTGTAGTGTTATCATGATTAGTCGTATTAATAGCTACATTCATCATAACTAATGGTGAACTATAAGCTTTAATAGTAACATTCATCGCGTAACACATCTTATCAGCGTTTCTTATTATCTCTTCTGTTTGATTAAAATGTATCATATTAACAACACTCCGAATTTGTAGTAGTAGCTTTCCCAAATAATCCAACAAATAACTTGAATGTTCTTGGATTATGACTAGGTTTTGTGACTGTAAATATTAATTGAAATCTTTGTCTAGTTATTCTTCCACTACTACCCGTACACTCATGTAACGCTTGATGAACGAATCTAAATCCGATCTTAGTATTTGTTGAATTTAAATTACTACTTGTTGAACCCGATGACGATACAGTCGTTTGACCGGCTCCACCGTTTGTATTTTCTAATGTAGTAAACCCTACAGCGACTGTTGTTGAAGTATCGGCACCGACACCAGCTAGTCTCGCTACTTCTACATCATTATATGTACCAGCGGCAGTTTCTTTATGGTGACCTGTTATATTAGAGTGAGTTGATTCATTAATAAACCATACCAAGTCATTACTTACTCTCTTACAGTATATTTCACCGGATAATTTCATTAGAGCGACACAGTTTCCAGTAGTACTCTTATCATGATTGATTGTTTCAACATGATCAGCATTAGGATTTGTAGAAGATGAACTACTAAACTGAATGTCACCTTGATTGTATGAACTCCACTGACTAACTTCATTCGGGGCACTAGCTAAGTTCATGTTGTCTGCTACTGCTGTGTCTTGAGTAGTTAATGTTAGACTATCTGTTAACGTAAATGTCTGTCTACTATTAGACGGATTTAATATCATCTGTTTCTGTGATGTATCTTGTAAACTTATATTAGCGTTAGATGTTACACCCACTTCATTGGCGATACTACTGAACGATACGTTAGCTGTTCCGATTGTCATCTTTCTAAATAGTCCTTAAATTGTCTTATTGTATTATTATTTATGTCTTCTCTAACATGGGAATCTGAACCTCTTTTAACGGCCGCTATCCATTCTAATGCGTTTTTATTAGGAACTTTCGCCCAGTTGGTCAATTTACCAGAGATTCCTTTAGTGTCTATCTTACCACCGTTATTCTCAATTACATGAAAATCTCTACCTAACTTTTTCTCTAACTGTTTTCGTACAACTTGAGACGCCTTATGTGAAGCTTTTACTATTTTATCTGGAACAGTTCTAGCTCTTTCTGAATTTCTTTGTACCGCTACATCTAAATCGGTTTGAATAAATATAGCTTTCACATCGTATCCAGCACTTATTAATTCTCTATACATTTTGAATACTTTACTCTGATCACCGGATGTCGAATCAATTAATATACCCATCCTAGCGTCAATCAATGATTTATATCTTTTATCTGTCAATCCTTTAGCGGCCATTCTCGCGACGTTTCTGTCATCTGTTTCACTACTAGGCATCTTCAATGATAAACCCTTTCGTTTCATTAACATCTCAAAATAACTATCTGAGTTAACAACAACTAGACCCAATGATTTTAATCCAAGTTCTCTCGCGACATATGATTTCCCACTACCGGGCCCACCAGATAATATAATTGCCTTGAATATACCAGGATCGTTAACACCCTCGTCTAAATCAAGTACTAAATCTTCTTCTCTGTAATTAATTAATTCCATGTTTTCTCTTAGCCATGTTCATAGCTGTCGCGTGCATTATAGAATCAGCTTTGTCTCCGTAATTACCTTTAAATCCACCTCTCTCTTTCTTCAATTCTTTGTAGAATTTCTCTTTATCTACTAACACTTTCTTCGGTACTTCTTGTTCGGTTCTATTCTTATCTAATTTAGAATAGTCAACAATTTTCTGACCTGGCGTGAAGTCTTGATAGAATTCTCTACCCGCGTCTGTACCCCATTCATGTTTACTAGGGTTATATACTTCGTACATGAAGTCTGGGAATATCTCTTCTTTTAATCCCATTCCTTTCTGTACGGCTTTGTATAGTTGTTTACCCAATTTATATCCTTTAGGTAATGAATCAACAAAAGTTTCTTTGTCACCTATCTGTACTAGGTTTCTCATCTTAGATGCTGACATACCATCAACTCCAACTGAATCGGGGTCTCTTTCACCAGCTGATACAACTTTAATTGAATCAAATTTATAGTATCCATGTCGAGCTTTGATACCATCGTACTTATTTAATAACTTATCGAATTCTGAAATTCTATCTGACCCCACAACCATCTGTATATTCTTATATCCTTTGTCATAGAGGGATACTACAACATCAAATACCGTTCTAGCTGATGTATTAACTATAGTGATACCACTTGGTAACATAGGATTCATAAACTTCTGTATCTCTTTGTTTGTTAGAGGATTCTTTTTCTTGTCTGTGGTATGAGAAGTGTATATTAAAACATCCTGTCCTGTTGAAATAGATTTCATCTTCGTCGCTAACTTCATATGACCCACTGTTGGGGGATTAAATCTACCGTATGTAAATGTAGCTCCGTTAGTTTTAACTTCATTCAATTGATTGAACTGTTTAAGTTCTTTTGATTCATACTTATACTTTAACATCAATTCTATTGTCTTATCTTTTTGTTTGGTATAGTACGATAGTTCTCCAGCTAAGGCTAACTTATCACCAGCGTCTAACTTCTGAAAGAATACCATAAAAGATTCGTAACCTTTCTTTGAGAATTTTGTAGCGTCTTTAGCCAACTTCTCTAAACTTTTATCTTTGAATTTACTAACATCTTTAGCCATAGATTTAAACCCTTTAGCGGCTAAACCTATAAAATTGTCTTGATCTTTTGTACTCATATCTTTTCTACTCGTAAAACTAACTTAGTCTTTCCTCTTATTATTCTGTGATACATATCTTTTGGTATCATAAATTTCTTATCTACTCTCAACTCTATTGGTAAACTACCATTAAATTGAAACTGCCATCCCTGTCCTTCCATTACTGTTACTACTCTGTCTTGATCATCACGATGCCAGACTAACTCATCACTCTTAACGGATGAGTAGAATGTTCGTAAGTCTCCGTCTTCCTCGTAAGGGTTACCAGAAATAATTTCCACCACCTTTTAGACCTAACTCTTTCGCGTATCGTGGAAGTCTACAACTCCAGTATCTAGCTGATAACTTATCAGTCGCTGTATCACAATTATGTCTCGCGGCAAAGTTCTTTCTAGCTTCAGGATCATCTATCTTAACTCTAAGATTAGCTCCACCTTTGGCGGCTCCGAATGATATCTTCTTAATTTTATCACCGTCCTTAACATAAACATAGTACTTCTTAGCACCACCCTGTTTAGGTTTATTTAATTCTTTATCGTCTTCTTCTACCATAGGTCTGTCTAAAGGTACATGTGTACCTTCATACAATCCAAAATCTATATGTTCTAAAAATGATTTCATTATACTTTATCGGCTAAGTCTTTGTCAGCCTTCCCCCATGTTCCTTTTCCTTTTGTGATAAAGGAGTTAACTCTAGCGTGACCCCATTGTACAGCTGTAGTACCTGGCCTGTGTCCTGTCTGCCAAGCTTTAACACCTCGTTTAAATACCTGTTTAAGAATTCCTACGGATATTCCAGACTTCTTAGACTTATCGTTCAATGACTTGTCAGCGTCTCCTTCTCCAAACATCTTCTTATATTTAATTGTATGTTTACTAGGTTTAGTCTTAGCGTCATCATCACCCGGTGCTGGTGTCTTACTACCTTTCTTAAAGTGTTGAGCCCTATCTTCCTTGTCTTTCTTACTTAAACCGGTGTAATACTTCTTAGGTTGAGTTCCATCGACATCGTCTACTTGTTTATCTTGTGGTTGTTTTCTTTCGTCCATAGTACTATTTATCCCAGTTCTTAGCTACAGTAAAGTTATTAAATGAAAATTCCATCTTATCTACAATCTTAACTGCTCCACCTGTTTTATCTATAGCTACATATCCTTCTGGAGCTACTACTTTTAATCCTTTATCTGTCTTAACAAACGTCTTAGCTATACCTGTAGCTGAGTCCATTTTCTTTACAATCATTAGTTTAGCTTCGATTAAAAATCTCATGAAGTCTACTACTTGTTCTAATGTATTCAATGATTGTTTAATTACTTTCAAATTCTCTCTAAGTTTTGAATTCTGTACTTCATTGTCACTCTTATTCTTTTTCCACCAGTTAGTGAAATGAGCTTGATACAACTTAACAGCTACTTTACCTTTTGGTAATTTCTTTCCAGCTCTTGTATAGGTATTTAGATATGTCTTGAATCCCGACCCTACAGCTGAAGCTCCTAACCCATCTTGCCATTTTAAAAACTTATTAAATGAACCGGAATTAATTCTTTGAAATTGACTACCAGCGGATGATAGTAATTTTGTCACTTTAACTGTCTCTGAAGCTGTGAAATTAGCTTTACCGGAAACATCTCTATATGTAGCGTCGTCTTGCCAGATACTAGAGAGTTTTTTTGGAATCGTAGCTCCGAAAGAAGCTTTCAAATCTTCTATAGTATTACCTTTGTATGTTGTATGCCAGACAATACCTATCTTAGCTTTCTGTATGTCTTTACCGATATCCGAATCTGTCTCTACAGCGTATAAAATTGTGTTTGGTTGGAATGTGATGTGTTTAATACCATCGATATCCATTGTAGATGTATCGTCCGTGAACATCAAGTCACCTTGTAGTATTTCAGTCATTCCTAGTTTAGAGAATTCAGACAAAGCTACTTTGAACTTCTTAGCTAACTCACCACTTAGATCAACATCTATCTCACTATTTGTATGATAAAACTTAGGTGTCTTATTAAACAATGACTTCTTAGCTACAAAGAATTTACCTGTTTCCGGATGAGGTCCACAGAATAACGCTGGAGCTCCGTCCCACTTAACTGTTACATTTAATTTAGAACCTTGTCCACCTTTGAACATGTCTCTTAGTGACTGAAGAAACTCTATAGCTCCTCGACCACCAGCTACACCAAAGTTGAGTATCTCATCTTCGAGATGTTCTAAGTGTAAGTTCTTACCTGCTGCTTCTGATAAAAATTCCATTATTTTAGTGAGTCCTTAAATTCTTTAGAGAATGTAGCTAGAAAAGTTGGAGCTGATGAAAATGACCCTTTGTATCTCAATGTAATATCACATATAGGATTTGTACCTACTGATAAAATCATGTGTAACATAGCGGCAGTAGAATTCTTGTCGAACGCTTGTGTCTTTTTCGGATTCAACTTCATGGTTGGTTTACCAGTCTCGAAAAGTTCATCCAACTTAGTAACCATAGTATCTACATCAGTGTAATCACCTTTACTAATAATTAAACCACTCTTCAACATTCTTCCAATACCTGTAACTAAAGCGAAATCAAAATTAACTTTTTGTAAGTCCTTTAGTTCTGTTTTTAGAATTAGTTTGAGTAGAGTATCAGCGAATAAGTCCGCGTTATCTTCAATGACCTCCGACATAGGTTTAAATATAGATTTGTTTTTCTTTAACTGATAATTGATTAACTCATTAGGTAATCCGTTCACAAACTTCTTCCAGTTTTTATTGGTAAGGTTCTTCGCTTTAACACCTAGTTTATCGTTTAATGATTTACTTATCCATGGAACACCATCTGTCACAGCGATCTTTGGTTTGAGTTCTTGGAATCTTTGAGCCGTCTTGATAACACCACGGTAAAACATATAAGATGCGTCATCTAAATCATCTCTAACCTTATTGAATTCACTACCTTGTAATAGTGTTGTAAATCCTTTATTGATTAATGTCGGATCACCTGTATTTGTTGATTTCTTTTTCTTTAATGATACACCGAGATAATTCTTATCCTTCTTGATAATAAAATCAGAAGCGTTGAAGTCTTTCATACCATACTTAGTCATTTGGAATTGTTTTACATCATCACTCCAAGCCTTACCAGTTAAATAAACTTTGTTGGCTGAGTTCCATCCCTTCTTCATTATAACTTCGGCCGCTGATATTCCTTTTAATAGGTTATCATAATTACCCTCTAGGGATTCTTCTTCGAGTGTAGTGTATCCTATAACTTTACCTGTCTTAATAACCTCTTTAACCTTCTCGATTAGTTTATCTAAATCTTCTATTGTTTCTACTGTCGGTACGGAAGACATTGTACATAAGGCCGCTGTCATTAATTCATTCGGATCAGCTTTACTTCCACCACCTCTTTGACCGTCTGGTCTAGTGGTTACATATATTTTTCTTTGTAGGTCTTTGTGTAGTAAAACGAAATCCTTCTCCATACGAGATGGAGCGGCGTCTTTAATTATTAAATCGTCATCATCGTTGATTACACCTTTAGCTAATCCAGCGAATTTGATTCTTTTATTGTCGGGTAGTACTATTTGTATACCAATTTTTTTACTGTTAGTTCTCTTGGGTCTGACATCAATAGAAACATCACCATTAATTGAAGATATTTGTTTGTCAATATCCGCTACAACATCCATAGCGAATTCTAATTCATCACCATCCTCATACTCTATTGACTCAATCATTTCTAATGTTAAGTCGGGTTCCATCGATGTCTTAGATAGTCTGTATAGTTCCTTACCAAGTCTAACACCAAATACGGTATCGGATGGGTAATGAGCTCCAGCTACCTGTCTACTGAGACCTATTCTTTTACCGATCTCTAATATATTATTTGTATGTTCTAGTGGTAATAAATCCGCTACCAACATAGCTGTTAACTGACCTTGAACAGCGTGTCCCGATGGATACGATGGAGTGTTAGCGGTCTTTAAAGGATAATTAGTTAATGGTAAACCTAGATGTTTAGCCATTTCAACCGGTCTAGGACGATTGTAGTGTTGTTTAAGTTTCAATATAATAGGAGAGGACTGACTAATCAAGTCTTCTATCCTAGTCATATCAAGTTCTATTCCATACTCGTCAGCATAGTCTATGAATGGGGTCAAGACTTCTTTATCATATAGGATCATCTCGTTTTCCCAATCAGTTCTTTGATCTATCTCTGAAGCTAAGAATTTTAATTCATTTTTTACTTCGTTTGAAGAATTTTTAGGGTAAGACATCTGCATCCAGTCTTGTAGATTAATCAACTCAAAATCGGGATAAGGTAGTAGTAATTGTTTCTTTCTAGCGTTATTGTATCCTACCGGATGTCCAAGACTGTTGGTAGCGTCAATTGTGTGGTCTTCTTTAATTTGGGCGAGGAAGGTCTTCATAAGTAGTATTTATGTCAATACTATTTTTGAATTCTGTGTTGAGACAAGAACATTTCTATCTCTTCGATAGCTTCCACCAGTTCTTTTTGGTGTACTTCGTTCTCATGTCCTTTCTTTAGGACAATGAGTTCTTTCTTCAATTCGACTTTATGTCTTAGAAGTTCGACAAGGGACTTTGATTTGATAGTCCCCTTATCTTTAACTGATGAGTTCATTCAATTTATTTATAGTATCTTCAGCTGAAGTGTGTAGAATTCCTATTCCACCAGCTTCGACCCAACAATCTATATTTTTATCTCTGTCATCAATCAGAACAGCTTTCTTATGAGCGAACGCCGCTTTCTGACTACCTTTGAATGTAGGAATTATAGTCCAATAAGGATTAATATGTTCTTTGATCCATTCAATCTTGTCTCTAACGACAATCTCTCTATTTACGGTTCCAGCGGCGGTTAAGATTTCAGTATGAATACCGGAATTTAAACACCAATCAGTTAACTTCCACGCGTCTGGTAGAGGTTCCATTCTTCTAAACATATGTTTGGCGGTCAACTCTCTTTTATGAAGGTCGTATGTGTTATGACCCGCGTCAGTATTCCATACTTTTTCACCTAACATTTCAGAGATTGTACCTTCAAAGTCGGTGAGAACACCGTCCATGTCGAGAAATATTTGTTTTATTCTTTTATTTTCCATACTGTAAGTATACCATAAGTGTACACCCTATGTCAACCCCAAGGCTTCTTTAATCATATCTTTTGGTAGATATACTGTTACTTTAGTATCACATTGCGAACAACTTAAGTTAGTCTCCATTCCAATGACTTGGTCTGTCTCGTCTTCGATATCGTGGTCACCACCCCATATCATTTCTTCATTACAATGATAACATTTCATATTAGTATTTAAAACTCTGTGTGTTCTCTGAGTTGATTCGTTTACCTGTATCAGTCTGATCCATGATCGGCCCGATATCGACTAACTCGTCTTGAGCGGATTGTTCACAATCGTACAGTCTCATTTTCGATCTATCAACACCCAATACGAATCTCTTATGAAACGATGGATCGTTGTATCGATTCTTTAACTGTTTAACCATGATCTGATCTAGTTCTTCTAAGTCTTCTGTAGATATCAAAGCGAACATAAAGTCTGCTGTCGCGGGTAACCCGAATGATTCTGAAGTATCCTCTAGTCCTACATCGGTAGATACAAAACCAGTTCTGTTTGTCTGTGTTGCCGACATAATCGGTACATCAAACTCTACTGCTAGTCCTCTAAGTTCTTCCGCGA